AACAGCGTTAATTCTGCATGACGATATTTGTCTGCTAGACGGGAGAGATAACGGATAGCTCATGAGAATGCCTTAGCAAATGAACCGCCGCGACGCTTAGAATCTACTACAGCAGCTTTTGTAGCTTCCATTATACGCGGCATCATCCCCACAACTTCAGCCCGCACAGTCTGGGCAACGCCTGTAGAGATATTGATATTTTGATAAACAGTTACACCTCCGCCAATTTCATTGTTTGGCGTAATATTTCCACTTACTGCCGGAGTGAAAATCTCTGGACCTCGCTCTCCAACAAGATAAGACGAACCGCCAGATACAGGGCCGCCCAAAGCCTTACCGCCACCAAACATACCCCCTATTCCTGCTGCTATAGCGTTACCAATCGGCTCAGTAATCAGCTTTCTCATTGCAATTTTTATAATATCTTGCAAAAGACCCTGCATAATGTCGCGCAATTTTGAACCACGTAGAATTGCCTCCTCAAAACTAGAGGTAAGCCGCGCACCGAATTCCACCGCCGCCTGCTGCATTTCGTTTAATTCTTTTTTAATTGGCTCCCCTGTTTCATAAACAAAACCAGCAGCAGCAGCGGCTTCTTTATTTGCTATTTCTTGTTGAGTATCTATAAACTCAAGCCATGCTTTCATTCTGGCATCTTCTGTTTGTTTTTCTTCATCCCTTATTCTTTGATAATACTTTGCCACTAAATCAGAAATTTCAGACTCAAGTTTTACAGCCTCATCCATAGCCTCTTGAAATTGTTGACCAAGCAATGTTGCAGCCTTGCTTGCTTCTTCTTGTGCCTTTTTAATAGCGGCAGGGTCAGCCAATGCTGGCGCAGCTTTTTTAGGCTCCTCTGGTGTTGGCTTTACTTCTTTCCCGTTTAATTTATCTATTTGTTCTTTTAGTGATTTGATGCGAGATTCAATTTTCAGTAATTGTCCATCAAGCTGGGGAGTCATCCCAGTCATGTCAGCTTGTTCCTTAAAAATCTTCCATGATTCCTGCGCTTGCGTTAAATAAGTGTTTAATTTATTTAATTGTTGGACTTTTGAGTCTGAAAACGCTTCGGTCATTACGCCGCCAATACCAACAAGAACGGCCTTTAATACACCGCCTTCTTTAGCAGCATCAACCATTGCTTTTGTTATGTTCTCAAGTTTTGGCAATAGATTTTCGGCAAATAACAAAGATAATCCCTGACCAGCCTTTTGAATTCTTGTAAAGTTATCGTTTACTGCTTCTGCTCGTTTAGCAAAGTCTCCGCCAATAATAATTCCAAACTTTTCAGCTTCTTCCCTTGCTTCTTTAATAGCAGCACTTCCACCATTAAGCAGCGGAATCATATCCGCCCCAGCCTTACCAAATACTTTCACAGCAATGGCTGTTTTTTCTGCTCCATCTTTATATTTTGCAAATTTATCCGCAACTTCTTCCAATAATTGCTCGTTGCTTTTTACTGTTCCATTTGTATTTTTAACGGTAATGCCCATTGCATCAAAAGCGTCTTTTGCCTCACCTATACCTCTAGCAGCATCGACAGAACCTTTTGATAAGAAAATCAATGATTTTTGCAATTGCTCGAAATTAACACCTGCCAATTCCGCAGCATAAGCGTATGCAGACAGAGTTTCTGTTGCAACGCCAACCTTCTGAGAGGTCTTTGCTAGTTGGTCTGCATAATCAAGTTGCGCTTTGATTGAATCTTTAACTTGATTTAGTGAGAGATAAACGGTTACAGCAGCAGCGGCTGTCTTTGCGGCACTCTGTATCTTGTTGAAGTTCTTTTCAGCAAGGTATGAAGCCTTGTCCATACTCTGCTGAAACTGGGCGATATTTGCACTGAGAGAGACTACTAATTGTCCGAGAGCCGCCATTATTTCTTCCTTATCACCCTGTTAGCGAATTGCGCTTTAATCACATCTGAGCCTTTTTGCTTTGGCTGTTCCTGTAATTTAAAGTAAGCAATCCACTCTGAGATTTCTGCGCTATCCATCCTCCTTAACATTTCCCCGACCGGCATCCCTAGTTTCAGCGCAAGGGAGAAATAAAACTGTCGCTCCGGCCGGGCAGTTAGTTTTTTGAGAGTTCCTCTAACTCACTCTCAGTCAGCTTGTTAAGTTTCTGGGCAACGCGCACACACCTATCGAGGGCAGACGCAGATTTTTTGCCAAGAGATTCAATATCAGAATCAGAAAACAGTCGATTGCCTTTTTCATCAACCGCAGACATAGCAACCAATCGCGCACGAATGTTGTCCATGTTGGTTTCTTTGTTTCTGATAAGGCTTTGTTCCCATGAATCCCTTGCCTGTCCACTCATTGTTGCGATGATTACGTCACCGCCCCATTCTGGTACGCTTACAGTCTCTTTTTTCAGGTCATCAGCAGAAAGTATTGCGTCCCTCGATAGGATAGCCATAAATCTCCTTATTAAGATTCAGTGATTGCGCCAGTGATTTCGAGCGTGATATTCGCCTCGACAACACCATCCACAGCGCCACTCACAGAGAATCCCTGCACATAGGCAGCGAAACTCCAAGTAGTCGCAGGACTGTCATCAGTAAATACCAGCTTGAAATTCGTCAGCGTCCGCGCATCACGATTCGTCCGCAGAAGGTCATGCTGCGTATTCGTCGGGATATAGTTAATCGTGAAGGACAACTGACCCTCATCAGGCAGACCAAGACGCTTTTCTTTTGCAGAAGAAGCTAGGTCAGTAACGTCAATTACCGTTGCCGAACCGCCGGGGCCGCTGAACGTCTTAACTTCAGAAATAGCGGTAAAGACTTCAGGAGAAGCCGCATCGCCAATCTTGATTTGCATTCCTTGTGCTTCGAGAGCGTTTACACTCATGTTAATTCCTTTCCCAAACGTAATAATCTTGAGTTACTTGATACAAACCCAAGTCTGGTTCATAAAAATCCTGCTCTAGTTGTAGAGTGCCTTTAAAACTAGCTGCTTCCATAGCACTTCTTACCGATTCTGCCAATGATTTTACAGCAGAGTAGGTCTTTGCATAACTATCTATTTGAATTCTAATCTGGTCTAAAGATGACCCGCCCTCTAATCTATTCTCAGGGTTTATTGAAACTCTTGTATAAACAATCGCAGGGAAAGTAGGGTTCTGCGGCATCGTCAAGGGATATACCCTGTTAGATACAAGACTTCCTAAAGTTGAATAAATAGATTGTTCAATCATTTAAGTTTTGCCAATTTTTTCCTTGCTGCTTCAATGGCTTTTGCCAAACCTTTTTGCATTGTATCAAGTTGTTCAGACTTTGTTGATTCAAATGCTGGCCGGAAAAATGGTCGGGCTGGCATCTTTACGGTTCCAAATTCGTGAAACCGCCAGTAATAAATCTTATCTCTTGAATACTTTTTGCCAACTTTACCCGCCCTGCGATTCTTTATATTATCAAAATACGGTATCCATTCTTTTTTCATGCCAACATGATAAGTAACTTGTTGAGCATTCGAGTATTTTTTAGCTTTATACCTAATTATATTTTTTTTAAGTTCGCCTGTTTGTATAGGGGCTAATTTTACGGCTTCGTCTTGCACGACTTTAGCCGCAGCACTAACCGCAGAAGCTAAAGGTTTACCCTGTATTTCTTTTGGGAGCTTTAGCAACGCCTCCCGCAATTCTTTAAAACCAGAGATATTAACTTCCATCTGGTTTCTTCACTATAAACTCAAGACCTTCTTTACGACCTATTTCAGATATATGAATAATGTCGTAATTCGTAGATTCAAAGACTATTCTGTTTGTTTCATTTATTCCGGTTCTGTAGCGGATTCTGATTTTCATCTGCGCTTCAGGATACTTCTGCGCCGCAGCAAACAATTCTCGCCCACTCAAAGGCAAAACTTCAGCCCATACCGTAGCAACAGTTGAATAACTGATGATGGCTTCGCCGTAACTGTTCTGAGTTACAGACCGACTCTGAATCTCTATCCGTCTATCAAGTTTTCCTGATTGCATAATAATCCTTAACCCACCCGGAGGAATTCCACGGGCGATGGAACCCACCGAAACAGATTATAGAGGTATTTTTTGGGAATGCGTATTGACAATTATTGTGCTTGTAACTTCTAATCAAGTTCGGCAACTGATTGTGAATTTTATCTACTTTCATAAAACAATCAGATATAAATGCTTGGTCTCCCAAATATCTATCTTTCTTGTTTTGCTCATGAAATCGAATAAAGTCATTTGGCGTTTTTCTGAACTTCTCATAAACGTGTATCTGTGGCCGACCAAAAAACATAACGCCAGAGTTACCTATAGTGTCTTTCCTCTCAGGATTCACATCCATCATCGCAAATTCATAACTTAACGTATCTACAATATCGAGATTCCCAACAATAACAGTATCCAAATCAAGGTATAAACTTTTACCAGTAACAACATCCTCTCTGAATAATTCAATCTTTGACCACCAACCTTTCCAATTATGTCTAAGTTTTATTGTTTCACATGAAACATCAATGTCCGTTAAGCAGACAAATCTGTGCGGAATAGTTATGTTTTTTTCTATCATGTCTTTTAAAGCGATAACATGCTCTGGCTTAAA